GATCAAAAAGATGCTAGTGATCTATACATGAAGCACGGTGCAAAAGAAGTTACAAATGTAATATGGAATGCACAAAAGTATAATCCAGCTGGTATACTTAGTGGTGAAGCTATATGGGATAAGTTTATAGAAAGGCAAAACACAGAATCAGTACCTTATCCTCCTTGTCTAAATGGTCTTAACGAAAAACTAAAAGGCATGAGACAAGGTGAAATCACTTTGTTTACTAGTGGCACAGGCTCAGGTAAATCTACAGTTATTAAAGAAATAGTATGGCACTTACTTCGTACTACTGACGAAGAAAAAGTTGGACTTATATCTTTAGAAGAAAGTGTAGGTGACACAGCTGAAAAGTTTATTGGTATGCCTATTAATAAACGAGTAGGAGGAGAAATACCTGTTACCGACAAAGAACTAAGAGATGGTTTTGAAGCTGTATTTAAGGACGAACGTCTTATACTGCTAGACCATCAAGGCTCTGTTGATGATAGCTCTTTAATAGATAAGATAGAGTACATGGCTCTTATGGGATGCAAGTACTTATTTCTAGATCATATTACTATTGCAGTATCAGAAGGTAGTGAAGGACTGTCAGGTAATGAAGCAGTAGATAAAGTTATGAGTGACTTACTAAAAGTAGTAAAAAAGCATAACGTATGGCTAGGTATTGTAAGCCACTTACGTAAGTCAAGTGGTGGTGCATTCGAAGAAGGCAACATGGCTTCTATTGACGACATTAAAGGCAGTGGTAGTATTAAACAAATATCATTTGACATTATCGCTTTTTCAAGAAACTTAGTAGCTGTAAATGAGTCTGATCGTAATCAGATTAAGTTTTCAGTTCTTAAATCTAGGTATACCGGCTTAACAGGACCAGCTGGCAACAGCAAATACAACCAACATACTGGTAGACTAGAGAAAGGAGATGGCTTTGAAATTATCTAAAGACGATGCGATGTACATGAACATTGCTAGAGTTGTAGCTCTTAGATCTCGTGATGAACATTTCAAGGTGGGTGCAGTAATAGCTAGGGGTAATAAGATCCTTAGCTATGGCTGGAATGGTACACCTCATGGTATGGACAATGCTACAAGAGATGCTAATGGTAATACTAAATGGGAATTAGTACATGCAGAAACAAATGCAATAACTAAACTAGCAGCTTCGACTTCTTCTTCTGAAGATGCTACGCTATACTTAACACATTCACCTTGTAAAGACTGCACTAAACTTATATTACAAGCAGGTATAAAGCGAATGATATATGCTGAGATATATAAATCTAATAAGAATGGTAAACGAGTACCTGAGTTAGAAGCATTAAAGTTTTTATTAGATAACGGTGTGGAGGTGCATGAATGCGAAACATTGAAATAAGAGAAAACACTAATGAAGTTATTAGGTATCCTGAAGATATGTATTGTGTTTACTTCCATCAAGACCCAGAGACTGATGAAGTAATTTACGTAGGTAAAGGTACATTACATAGAGCTTATCAAATTACAAACCGTAGTTATGACCATCATGTATGGTTACTAGATAAGCTTGATAACTACAAGATACAAGATATTGTTAAAATAAAAGGCGGTCAAATGACCGACAAAGAAGCTACTATTGTAGAAGCTCATGAAATAAAATGTTGCCTAAGAAAGGGATCTGACTTACTTAACGTAGCTCAGAATCCTTTTCGCAAAACAAGGAGAATGAATGCAGAATATAATAGATTATCTGGAGCAGAAGATACTCAGCACGCCTCAAAGATGGGCAGTGAAGCTAGTACTCGAGCACGAGTTACAGCCGAAACAGCTGGTATATGATGCATTAACTATACTACAATATCACTTTAGAAAAACATCTACATCTGAATCAGCTACGTGTAAACTTACTGCAGCTTCAGTTGCAATAGGTAAAAACGTATTATTAAGACAAGGTGTAGAGCTAGGATTTAGAGCCGACGTAACAGTCGGCGACCTAGTTCTAGAAGCTTTTTATGAATGTGGTTACATAAAAATATTTAGAGCTCCTACTGAAGCGCAAGTTGAATGGGAGAAAAACCCGGTAGGTAAAAAGCCATTTAGCCGGGCACCGTACATGATTGAAACATCAGATAAGTGGTTACAAATAGGATCATTACCTTCTGATGTAGTCAATGAATTAATACAAAATACCTCATTTACTAAAATTAATCGTGTCCATCATTTGTTTCAGGAAAACGGACATCCTGTTATTAAGCATTGGGGATATGATAAGGACCAAGATTTCAAGGATCTGTTAGATCAACCATTTGTTAATGCAATAAACAAGCTGCAACGAACAGCATGGACTATTGATAACGACATCTTGGAAGCAGTAAAGAAAAACAAACGTAAGTTTGTAACTGAAACCTTAAAGGTATCAGATGAGACCGGTAAGAACTACCGTTACTGCATTTTTGGTAACAACGATGAGTTACAAGGCAAAGACTTATACTGGAATAATACCGTCTTTAAACCAGAGTTAGGCAATAAGTCTTTGGAAAAGAAATATTACAGCGAGTTACGACGTTTAACTAACAAGCTACGTAATAAGCCTAACAAAAAGCTATTGGAAAGGGCTCAGGCTAAGTATGATGAAGCTGCTACTCACTGGAATGCTAAGTTAGTATTACTTAAAAACCGTAGTAAGTTTGACGCATACAACATGACTATACAGAAAGCCGAAGCATTAAAGGATAAAGTTTTCTTTCAGTATGTAGATGCAGACTACCGTGGCAGACTATACTACCGTGAGTCATATCTAAACTATCAAGGTAAGGATATGGAACGTGGTCTACTTAAATTTGCTAACGCAAAACCAATGACTGAAGAAGGTTTATATTACTTTGCTGTACATACGGCTTGTACGTACAACCAATCTTATACTATCGATAACATACCTGACTGGTGTGAAGCTGATTACAAGTCACATCTTGAAGATGAAGGACTTACAGACATATCAGTCGACAAAATGACTATCGATGATAGAGTAAAATGGGTAATTCATAATGAGGATTTCATTAGAAATACTTGGAATAACCGTACTATACACGACAGAGCAGAAAAAGGCGTAAGCTTTCTTGCTTGTTGTAAAGCATGGTGTGGTTTATGGGATCAAAAAGAGGAAAGTGGTGTGTATTACTTAAGCCTACCTATTCCTATTGATGGTTCTAACAATGGTTGGCAACACCTTGCTGCTATATCTAAGGATAAAAAGGCAGGTGAGCTAGTAGGTTTAGTAAAAACTGATATACCTAAGGACTTTTATGTGCAAACAGCTAAAGCATTGATACGTCGCGTACCTGACTGGTTCGCGCAAAGAGACATGCCTATGAAACACATAAGGAAAGGTATATCGAAACGTGGAGCGATGACTAGAGCGTACTCTGCGGGCCACTTAGCCATAGCTTTGAACATGTATGCTGATTGTTATGCCGAAGGATTCCATAGTAAGTACGATATTACTATGAGTGACTGTACCGACCTATCATATAACTTAATAAAAGCTATAGATGAGGTGTGTCCAGGACCACTCGAAACTATGAGTTACCTACAAGCAATAGCAAATCACATAATATCTGACTTGAAAGAGCCAGTTGTCGAATGGACTACGCCTTCCGGCTTTCCAGTACGTTATGAAAACTACGTAATGGAAGACGTAAAGTGGAAAAGCTGGATCTCTGATATGAGGATACAACACGTAGGCAAAGAACATAGGCTAGTGTATGGTAAAAAGATACCTAGTCCTGGTGGCTTTGCATCAGGTATAAGCCCTAACTTCATACATAGTATGGATGCGGCTCATATGGCACTCATTATCCATCATTGGGACGGTGACTTTGCCGCGATTCATGATTCATTTTCTACTCACGCTTGTGATGTAGCTAGCTTATTAAGTTTAACTAAAGAAGTGTTCATTAAAATGTACAATCATAAGGATTTCTATAAGGATATAGCTGAAATGCTATTGCTAGAACCTGAGAACTTTAATTATAACTATAAACTAGGGGAGTTAGATGTAGAAGCTATACAAGATAGCGACTACTTCTTTTCGTAATCATGATTAGAATAAAAAACAACGATCAAATAGGTATAGATGAAGAAGACATTGCTTTCATATACAAATATGGCATTGTGTTTCTTAATGGCAGTGAGATACATTACACTCAAAGCTTTATAAAGAAATATGTAGAGCAAAATAATCTTTATCACCTATACCATCACGATATATGTGGTTAGTTACATATCTATTTGCAATATGCGGGAGCCCTTAGCGGCTTCCGTAAGTTGTTTTTTAGCTTTACCGACCTCGTCAATTGTTTGTTGATTGCGTGCTGCAAGGTTTAATCCTTTAGGTCCTATAACATTATCAAAAAACTTTAGCATCTGATTACCTGTAAGCTGTTCTATCTTCCTTCCTTGAAACTGTGCTTTGTTAGGAAGTAAAGCATCAGCTGCAGCCTCAGCTCGCTTTCGTTTTTGTGACTCATACA